AACATATTACATTTTTAATAGCTGGTGCCGAGGCATTTCTAAAAGGTGCTGGGGCATATGATAAAACTAATGATTTAACAAAGGTCGTTATCACCCTGATTGTCGGCCTTTGGCTTGATAATCGTGAGGGGAATATTTCTGACTATAAAGATGTTGGCGATTTCCCTGCGGCCTTACGTGGATTAATTGTAACTCTAAGATATAACAAGGAAGATGATAACGATGGCTAAAAAAGTATCTAACTATCGGCATAAAATCAAATTTTATAAACCCACTGGTGAATTTGAATTAAATGAGGGTGGAATTCTGGTGCCTAAATTCGAGTTATACAAGTCATTACACGGCCGAAAAGAAGATATTATCCGTGAGAACTTGGAATCGCTCATAAGTGGTGCGAATCACGTCAAAAAGCGAACGAGATTGAAAATAAGGTATCGTGAAGACATCACTGAAGATATGCATTTTTTCATCGATAACTTTTGGTATGCTGTTAAAGTTGTGGGTGATAGAGAGGGTTTAAGAAATGAAATGCAGGTCATCGGGGAGGCGATTGTTGATGGAGGGGTTGGAGTTAAAGGGACTTGATGAAATGATTAATAATCTCGACATGACTGTGGAGAAGATGAATCGCGGTGTTGCGAGAGCTTTAAAGGAGTCGGCTGAGCCTGTTAAAAAGGCGATTAAAAAGAATACGAACCGTTCTGATGGCCAAACACACAAATGGGAGAATATCCACGCTCAAGACGATGTCTGGATTTCGGGAGTCGTAGGACGTGAAGATGATAAACATGTCAAAGTCCTCTATAAGAATGTCGGATGGCGGATGTATTTTGTTGAGTTCGGAACGTCAAAACAAAAGCCACAACATATCATTCAAACTAGCGTAAAACAGACAGAAAGCCAAGTCCGACAGAAACAGACTGAAGTTTTGCGGGAGGTACTCAGATGATTATTGACCTAAGTAAAGAAATTATCCAAAAATTAGCAGAAAATAAAATTATTACGGATTGGGTTGCTAAAGTTGGTGCTGTACCTAATATCTCGGTAAACAAAGTACCTAGCGCTACCTATCCAGCTATTGCAGTTTATGAAATCCAGAGCAATGACGGAGATTATGCCGATGATGAAGTGGAATCTAGTATACTGACTTATCAAATTAGCTTATTTTCACATGATGGAAGTCATGTGAAAATCATGAATGAAGTTGATCGTTTGATGAGAAAACAACTCGGCTTTACGCAGCGTATTTATGGACCGAACTTATTCGAAACAGATACAAGTATCATTCACAAACCTCTAAGATATACTCAAAACAAATTACATTGAAGAAAGAAGGGATTTATATGCCACGTATTGGTGTACGCGATTTATTTGCAGCTGAATTAGACGAATTAACAGACATCATTAACGGAGAGACGCCGCCAGATTACGATAAACCATTTCGAATTTCGAAAGCGATCAATATAACATTAACGCCACAGCTTGCCGAAGCTAATCTTTTTGCTGATGATAGTCAAAGTGATTATCAATCCAATCAAACGGCAGTTGATTTAGGATTAAATATTCGAGATATTACGCCAGAAATTGAAGCAAAATTATTTGGTAAAAAAACGGATTCTAGAGGAGGGGTTTCAACAACTAGCAGAGACAGACCCCCATTATTTGCGGTTATGTTTAGGAGTGAGCGTTCTGACGGCTTATTTGAATATCGGGTTCTTTACAAAGTAAGATTCCGCGTCTTTGACGAAACCCACGCAACCAAAGGGGAAAGTATCACGTATCAAACCCCGACAATTAACGGAAGGTCAATGAGACGAGATTATGATGAGCGTTTTGATTATAAACTAGTCGGAACAGAAGAGAATGAGGAAGTTGTTGCAAAATGGTTTGATGAAGTTATTGAACCGGCTGCTAATGTGGATTGATGAAATAGATTCTAAAAAAAGGACGGCCTAATGCCGTTCTTTTATTTATTAAGGAGTGATTTAAGTGGAACTTAAGTTAAATGGTAAGACATATAAAACCGGAACTATCACATTTGGGATATTCCGTAAAGGGACTGAGTATTTAAAAGGATTACAAAATCAAACATTTTTAGGTCCAGAATATCCTTTATCTGAATTAGATGAGGCAGTGGATTTCATTATTTTAGTCTATGGGAATAACTTTACCACCGAAGAATTTTATAATGGTTTTAATATGGTGGACTCTACTGATTTTATGGCATTTTTCGGAAGCATTTTATCCAATATTCAAATGACGGAGGAAAAGCGCCATTTTTTGGCCGAGAAGGCACAGCAAGAGCAACAGGGCCAAGAGACGAAGTAGATCCTATTTTATTCATTAAGCAGTTTTACAAATATTTGATGGAGAAGTACAAATGGTCGACTTCTATGATTGATGATATGGATTTTTATTTAACACTGGATTTAGAGATGGGAGACTGGATTCAAGAGGTTGAGCTAAACCAAGAAGAACCACTTGTTTATATCGATCAAATTCCTTGGTAAAGGGGGCGAAGAAAGATGGCTGAAATTGGGGTGCTAAGTGCCAAAGTAGCGCTTGATACTGTTGATTTTGGGCGGAATATCCAATCCGTAAAAAGAGAGTTAAAAGTGGCTAAATCCGAATTTGTATTGGCTGGTCAAGGTGTAACAGGGTTTGGCCAAGCCTCTCATACAAGCTCGGCTCAAATGGATGCATTGACCAAACAAATTAACATACAAAAACAAGCTGTTGGAGAATATCAAAGACGTTATGATGAAGCGACTAAGTCACATCAAGAAGGTGATAGAGCGCTACAAAATGCGAAAATAAATTACAACAATGCCGCTCATGAACTTTCGAAACTGGAACGACAATATGATGCATTATCTAAAACAGTAGCCTACCTCAATGATCCCTTGCACTTAGCATCGGAAAAGATAAGTGAGTTTGGATTTAAAGCGAATGCGGTTGGCGATACCTTGATTAACGTAGGTAAAAAATGGTCTGTACTCGGGATGACAGTGACAGGAGTTGCTGGATTAACGGCTAAGGCTGCGATTGATTATGAGACGGCCTTCACTGGTATTGTCAAAACGACGGATGCAACAGCATCGGAATTAGATGTATTGAATCAAGGTTTAAGAGATTTAGCTATGACGATCCCCACGACAGCAACCGAGTTAGCAGGAATCGGGGAATTAGCAGGGCAATTAGGAATCCATGTACCGAACATGCTTTCATTCACAGAGACTATTGCGGCTTTAGGAGAAGCGACTAATATGTCGATGGAGCAAGGTGCTACTCAATTTGCTAAATTCATGAATATCACAGGTACCGCACAAGAAGAAGTAGGGCGCTTAGGTTCTACGCTCGTAGCATTAGGTAATAACTTCGCAACAACAGAATCTGACATTATGAACATGTCAATGCGTTTAGCAGGAGCGGGTAGCCAAATCGGGATGAGTGAAGCTGAAATCTTATCCTTATCAACTGCTTTATCCAGTCTGGGTATTGAGGCTGAAGCAGGTGGCTCTGCTTTTTCTAAAGTCATGATTAATATGGCAGTAGCTACTGAAGCGGGTGGAGAAGATCTTCAAGCATTCGCCAAAGTTGCGGGTATGAGCGCATCGGAATTTAAAGTGGCATTCCAAGAAGACGCCATGGGAGCGATTGCGGCTTTTGTTGAAGGATTAGGAACTGCAAGTGAGCATGGGGAGACTGCTATCGGAATCCTAAATGAAATGGGAATAAGTGAAGTAAGGTTAAGAGATTCATTATTACGTTCAGCAGGCGCACATGAATTACTTAGTGGTGCTATCGAAATCGGGAATACGGCTTGGGAAGAAAATACAGCCTTAACGCGAGAAGCAGAAATAAGGTATGGCACAACAGCGAGTCAGCTTCAAATTGCTAAAAATAAAATAACCGATTTAGCTATCGGCTTTGGAAATGAATTATTACCCTCGATTGCAAATGCATTAGAGGCGACTGAACCTTTCGTCGAAGGATTAGCCAATATGGTACAGGGGTTTGCTGATGCAGATGAATCAACTAAAAAATTAATTATAGGCTTAGGAGCTTTTGTGATTGCAGGAGGTCCTGTTCTTGCTTCGGTGGGAGGACTTGCTAAAGGAGTTGGATCTTTATCTACAGCGATTGCTGACGGAGTGGATTGGCTCGCGAAATATCGTACAGGTTTTAACACGGTAGAAGAAGCGGGAGGGACAGTAGCGAGTGTCCTTAGCGGAAAATTTATTCCAAGTGTGGCTTCAACCGGGACTGAGGTTGCAGGAGCAACGAATAGCATCGAGGGATTTGCGGTCTCTGTCGGAGGTATCGCGTTAAAAGCTGCCCCGTGGGCTCTGGCGATTGGCGCTATTGGCTTAGCAGGCTATGAGATTTATAAAAACTATCAAGACGCTAAGGAATCTGTCGAGTTGTGGGGCGCGGAAGTTCCAAAGCAAACAGCTAGTGTTCTCCAAAATGTACAGGGTGCGAGTTTAGAAGTCGTTGGTCATATGGGCATGATGTCAAGTGGTTTTGAAACAAACACAGATTCAATGATTGAAAATATTCAATTAGTAGGAACAACCCTTGAAACCGATTTGACAAATAGAATTGATGGGATTACTTCTGCATTTGAAGGGTTGTCGGCTGCGATCCAAGTCGAATTACAAGGTATATACGATGCCGAAATGGAACGTTTAGGCACGTCGCGTCAAAACATTTCAGACCACAACGATCAAATAGCGCAAATACGCCAAAATGCCTTGGACAATAATCGTCAAATAACCTACGAAGAAGGAATTATTCTTAAAAATTTAATGCAAAAGAATGCAGAGGAGTATTTAAATATTACAATTGATAACGCCGAGGATCGTCAAAAAATATTAGAAGCTATGACGGGTGATGTCGAAGCTGCAACCGATGAACAGGCAAGAATTTGGGCTCAGACACTAGGGAAACAACGCCAAACTGCAAATATGGAATATAATCAACAACTAGAAGAACAAAAACAATTCCTGAAAGCGTTAGGTTACTCATTAGAAAGTGATTTCGCAAAAGATTGGCTAGGGACGTTTGAACAGAATCATCAAGATACACTGGAATTAATCGATCGACAAACCAAAACTTTAGTTGATAAATACCCAGAATTAGCGGAGGAAATCAGCCTACAAACTGGAATTATGCTAGATAGGACGTCAGATGAATATTCAGCTTGGGTTGAACAAAACAAAAAATACCTCAACGAACTGGATAGTTTGATGACCGAAACGGTTGATAGAACTTCATTTGTCCTTCAAAGCACTGAAGAGTTGGCTACTTCATGGAATCGTTTGATTTTAGATGAGAAGACGGGCGAAGTTAAAACCAATCTCTCTGAAGTACTGATTGAATCGGCTCAAACAGAAGAAGGGTGGGAAATATTGAAGTTCGCATCCAAGCAAGCGAATATCGATTCTAATGCAAAAGTTATGATCGCCGAAGCGTTACTCGCTACTGGCCAATGGGATGACTTGAGTTTGGTAGAGAAACAAGCTCTGTTAAAAGATTCTTTTTCAGGGACTGTTTTATTAGCGTTAGAGCAAAAAGGAATTTGGGAGCATTTATCATTCGAGGACAAACACGCTATTCTAAATTCAAACACACAAGAAGAGGTGGCTTTGGCCATTGCTCAAATTGGGATTTGGGATGCAGCTGAGCCTACACTTAAATCACTGGAATTGGATAATTTAGAATTCTATAAAAAATTAAGTGAATCAACAGAAGATTTAGAGGCTTGGAATAATCTAACGCCCTTTCAGAAGGATTTACTCATTAATAACAATGATGCTCTACTAATCATGGCTGAAACAGGGGCGGGGTATAAAGAGTATGACGCTATTCCGGATTCTTTGAAAAAATTGGTTATTCAAAATTATGATGCTGTAAATCCAATTACCGATACACAAGAGAAACTAGATAAATACAATCGTACACGAACTGAAAAGAAAACATTGACGGTTGAAAATAGAACAGCTAACGATAAAATAAATGATTCACAAAGACGTAAAGATTTATGGAATAGAACCCAATTCGACCCTAAAGAAGTCAAAGTTACGGCCGATACTTCGGGTGCTACTGAAGCGAAAGACGCGATAGATAGTGTCCCTTCAAGGAAAACAAGCATCATTGAAATAATCAGCAAAGCCATAACTAAACACGCAACGGGAACTGATTTTCACCATGGCGGACTAGCCATTCTGGGTGATGGCGGTAAAAATGAACCCTTCTTGACTCCAGGAGGGATGTTTGGAGTATCTCCAGCGAGCGACACTTTATATGACTTGCCAACAGGAACTAAGGTTTGGAGTTCGGTCGAAAAATTTATGAATGAGTTACCGCATTTCGCTACAGGAACAACTAGAGATTTAGTAAACGAAACATTAAATCAGTCATCAAGAGCCTTAGGGAACTTATATCCGATGTTGAACAGACAACAACGAACTGCACAGCAAATAGCAACTGAAGACACCGCGCAAGCTGCTAATCGAATAAGTACAACAGCAGGAGATACGACTGAATTAACATCATTATTTAGAGAGTTTGTTGGATTGATGCGTAGTGGGGCGATAGGTGTAAATATGGACGGGGAAATTCTTGGGCAAATACAAGAGTCTATCAACGATCGCAACCAAGGTAAAAAGCAAAAGTGGACAGATATGGGGGTGCTAACCTAAGATGTTTGGAATTAAATATCGGAATTACCATAGTCAAAAGCATCTAGGAATCACAGTGGATTCGAGAGTTATCGGCAACCCCTCAAAGGAAAAATACACGGTGCGGATTCCTGGGAGTAGTCGCACTTTTGATTTCTCATCTTTGTATGGCCGTCAGCTGTATAACGAGCGTCAGTTACAATACGTCTTTAATATTTATGATCGTCGTGATCCAACAAGTAAAATAAACATGAATGTCATCAAACAAAAATTATTAAATACCTATATGGCAAATTACCAAAAAGAACCTCTTTACGACGATGCGTTTCCCAATTTTTATTTTGATGCTGAAATTGTGAACGCACCCGAATTTTCAGAACGTGGAGGAATAGGTAAAATGACGGTAACGTTTAATGCCTATCCTTTTATGATTAGCCGAGAAGTTGAGGGACATGACATTTGGGACATTTTTAATTTTGAGACAGATATCGCACAAGATGTTGCTTTCGAAGTCAGTGGTCGGAGAACTGTCACACTCTGGAATACTGGTGCAGAAGTTGCAAATCCTACCATAATCGCAAGTGGAAATTTTCAAATAACACTTGGTGGTGTGACATATACCGTTAATTCTGGCCAAACTCAATCGCTAGACTTTGAATTACCAACGGGAGAAAATCAATTATTGTTATCGGGTAATGGGCGTATTGAATTCAGGTGGCATAAGGAGGTGTTGTAATGTACCAGGTTAAAATTTATGATGGTCCTGAAGATAAACAAGGAATTGAAATTCATAGCCCTCGCGTCAATGATTTAAAGGTTAAAGGCGCCGGTTTAAAGCTAGGAATTAATGCGATTGATGGTTTTAAGTTTACAATCTATCCTGATAATCCTGGTTTCGGACAAATTAAATCATTAACTACATTAGTGACGGTTTATGACACTGTTGCGAAAGAATTTGTTTTTGAAGGACGTGTATTGGGGCCACATGAAAGTATGGGAAGTAACGGTATAGTAAGCGCCACATACCAATGCGGATGCTATAAGAGTTATTTACAAGATAGTATTCAAGGTTGGGCTAAAATTCAAGACACGACCCCACGCCAATTACTTCAATATTTAATAGACGTTCATAACTCACAAGTAGAACCTCACAAGCAATTCATTTTAGGTGAGGTGACCGTGACGAATACAACAGATAATGTTTATTATTTTATCGATGATACTTCTACAACTTACGACTCCATAGAGGATAAGTTAATAGATCGGATTGGAGGAGAACTTCAGGTAAGAAATGTGAATAGTCAATTATACTTAGATTGGGTTGAGGAAATTGGTAAAGTAAGTGAAACTGTTATTCGTCTACAGAAAAATATGATTTCTATATCTAAAGAAAATGATCCTACAGAAGTTATTACGCGTTTATTCCCACGGGGTGCAAGAGAAGATGAGGACGAAGAAAATACCGATGTATCTACACCACGACTAACAATCGCAAGCGTAAATAATGGTCGTGAATATATTGACGCAAGCTCAGATATGATAAAAGAATTTGGAATACGAGGTGGCCTTCTGGTTTTAGACGATACAACATTACCTGAAAATCTAATACGTAGTGGTCAAAGTTGGCTTAATAACCAAAGTTCTGGGACGCTAAGAGTAGAAGCGAATGCTATTGATTTAGGACTAATTGGATTAGATCCAGGACGTTTTAAAGTAGGTTACTACTGCAGATGTATAAATAGATTGGTCAATCTAGATAGTCAGTTAAGAATTATTGAAATGTCTATTAATATTAATCAACCCGAACAATCTACATTAACTTTAGGATCTAAACCTTTAACTTTATCTCAGTATCAAACCAATCTAAAACGTGAGCAAAAGAGAGCTATTGAGTTAGAGGGGGCTGTTACTGCTCAAGGTAGACGCTTGTCTGCAGTAACACAGTCAGTTAATCAAGCTCAACAGGGTGTAAATGAATTACAAAAAGCATTTGAAGAGGTTGATATCGATAGCGTAAAAGGTTTTGAAGATTTTAAAATCGAAGTGATCAATCAGCTAGACAGTTTGTTTGATAACCTCGTGGAAATTGGTGCAGAGGTAACGGATTTATCAAACCAAATCAGGTTACATACCGCTGACTTTAACGAATACAAAAATGAGCAGTCAAAAATAATCACTCATATAAATGAAAGATTAGATTTATTGGAAAGAAGGGATGAGGATGACGAATAATAAATTTGACCCTACATACAGAGATCCAACACCTGTAGACACAAAACCCCCAACAAAACAATTGCCAGGCA